GCGTCGTCAATTTCTGTCAAATTGGAAGCAGATATCGTGAGTGCCATGATTCAACACACCGTTTCATCTTGGTCAAATGTACAGATTTCCGTTGTCAACAAATACGCACGAGCAGCAAGATATCGCTCACGAGTCCATCCAAGTTCCTCTAAGATTTCTTGGGCGGGTTCTTTGGGTAGATACCAGTTGTTGTACGTTGCATAGCAAAGTAGCACCCATGCACATGAGCCTACTTCTTGCCCACTCATTACCAGCCGCTTGAAATAGTTGACTGGATAACAAATGAGTACATCGTCTTCTCTGACTTCTCTCGGCATGAGACTCCCCAAAGCCCGCCACCGCAAGGGTGGCGGGCTTATGAGATTCAACCTTACGGATTCGAGTAGTTACGCTCAAGACCTGACACGAGCGAAAACGTTTGACCGACTGCTTCAAGGATAGTTCCAGTCGATTCAACGAACTGCGCTGTCTCCAGCCCGATTGCACGAAGAACGATATCGGCATCCGTACCTGCGGCACGACCGCCTTGCGTATTGCCATCGTAATCGAAATCAAACGAATACGTGGCTCCGTCAACAGGACGTGCAGTCACTATCGCACCAGCACCTGGAGTGTCGTTGACAGGGGTCGTATCGATTCGCTTGTCTATCGAGCACGTCCATGGTCCTGTTCCTGCGGGCGTACTTGTGACATCCCATTCACCAAGGTTGGCCGAATTCCATGTGCCGCTCAAAACGATGAGATCACCATTAGACATTGCTGTAGTGAGATCAGTCGTCGAACTATTCAACGTGCCCGCTGTGCCAGAGATGCCACTGATGCTGAAACCAGCGTTAGTGTACGCTTGTGTGGCAAGCGGAATACCGTCGTTGTCTTCGACGATCAAGGCACCAGCACTGTCAATGGGATTCTCATCAACAGTGCAAGACGATGAACCCGTCGTGACAATGGTCGTTCCATCAACACGATCCACTTCCACTTGCAATGAAGTAGGCGTAGTATCGTTGACTTGATAGAGTCCATTCATTGGCTCGTCGGCACCGGTCTTACCAGCGACATAGACGTACTCAGTATCCGTGAGCGTCGGCAGATTGCCACCAGAACTATCCAAAGTACCGTTGGCACCAGAGACTGCGGTAATGACAAGATCACCAACTGTCGTGCGAATGGTGTACTCGAAGAACATCCACCAATGTGCCTCTGAATCAGAGACAAGATACGAGTTGAAGTTGATCGTACCAGCGGCAACGAACGGGAAGGTTCGTTCAGTACCAGTGTTGTCCGTGAAGATCAACCTGTTCGTATCGTTGCTATCAAAGTTATCGATGTACACACCAGAACCACCACCAATTGGATTGTCAGGAAATGCTCGCCCAGTTGCAAGCGTTTCACCCACAAACACTAGCAATTCGTCCGCTGTACGACCAACAACCGTGCCAGCACCGGCGTCAATATCAGAATCCTTTCTCAACTGACGTTGAACGAACTCGTAGATTTCTTCAGCGGAACCAGAAGCACCGTCGATGATAATCCCGAAATCGTAGTTGGAACCGCCAATGTTCCTAGACTGTGCTGTACTGTAGTACGTGATGTCCATACTGGTATACGGTGTACTACCATCAATGGTAGCATCTGATGCCGTGATCTTGAGATCGATGGCATTCGCGAGCGGGAACCTAAACACCTTGTTGTCGACTGCGGATACACCGATGGCTGCCAAGTTCGAGGAGTCGAATGTTCTCGCTTGTGTTTCAGCGGTTGATGTTCGTTCACGAATACGTACATTCAACACATTGCGATCATTGACTGCAAAGGATGCAGTTTGATCATCGGTGTTGTTTGTCAGAGGCTTGAAAACAGCGGTCGTATCCCCAGTATCAGCAGTAAGGCCAGTTGTGGTGAGTACGGTTGCAGAAACAGCACTCAGTGTCCAGGTACCATCGTTATTGGTATCTGCGGCATTCGAGATGACCACAACGCCATCAACATGGTAGCCTTCATCAAGCCAACTACCACCGTCTGTTCGCGTGATCGTGGTCGTAGTGAAATCAAATCCAGAGCCACCAGTATCGGGGCCGGTCTGTTGAATAGTGAGGTCACCATCAGAGGCATCTTCGACAGCGCTGAGTAGATAGGTACCGTCGTTTTCAGAGTCTTCAGCACCTATAATAGTGACGCGACCACCAACTTTGTAACCATCGGTGACCCAGTTTCCAGTATCATTTCGCGCTATGACATTGTTACTGGTAATCACGAAGCCTGTGCCAGACGCATCGGCCGGAGTGACATAGTCATATGTCTTTACTGCTTCATTGACCGGTCCACGGAAATCAAAGTCAACAGCAGCACCAGTATCAGTGTTATCATCGCCCTGTTGATAGTATGCGAGGTCGCCATCTGTGGCATTTTCGTCAACAAAACTACCAAGGGTAATGACGCCTGCCCATTCTTCATTGAGCAAATCGCTGTCGTCAATTTCTCGCCAACCACCTGTACGAATAAGTTTGCGAGTTGTATCGTTGATTGGCGACCAGTTCTCAATGAACTCGAATTGCTCAGGCGTAATCGCGATCATTGGGAACGGGTGTGGAATCAATGTTGCATCACTTTTCCACTCCTCCTTGAAAAATGAATACAACGCTTGGAGCGTTACACCGTCATTGCTTAGATTGCCCGCAACACTGAGGGTGATCTTTCGCGTGGAGGTGTTGATAGTGACCTCAGTTCCTTGATTGAGATCATCGGGGTCAGTGATGAGAGCCATGTGTTACTCCTACTTGAAAATGATTATGTTGAGGATTGCACCACCAGTTGCTTCAATGACCCTAATATCGGACAGATTTCCGATATACTCCACCGTCTCATTGGCAGGAATGAGCATGCCAACTGTAGCTGTAGGATCAGTGCCATCGGGTCGCCACCGTACGCCTTGTGTAGTGGCTTGCATCCAAATCTTACGACCAATGGTCGCCTTTGGAATGGTCTTGGCAGTGGTAATTCCTGTCATTTGGACATAGGTGGCTTTTGTTGAGCCAACCTCATATGTTTGCGTGAAACCTGAACTGGGCATGATTACTCCTACCGATAGATAGTCACATTGAGGATGCCGCCGACAACGGTCTCGATAAATCGCAACTTTGTGAGATCGCCAACAAATTCAACCTCATCACCACCAGTGGCAAGTGTTCGTAGCAACATACCCGTAGTGGAATCTGGATCAACACCATCTGGACGCCATCGGACATTTTGACCTGTCGCATGAAACACAGCACGACGACCGGCTGTTGCTTTTGGGAGACCGATTGCCGAACTTAGGTCTGTAATTTGTCCGTACCAAGCTATTTGAGAGCCAGATCGGAAAGTTTGCGTGAAACCTGATTTCGGCATGGGTTTGTCTCGCTGAAAAGAAGGCCCACCTCCCCCGTAGGGGAGGTGAACCTGTAAAGGACGGGCTTAGGAGTACAGAACAACAGCCTGCCGCTCGTCAAGGACGGCGACACCGCAGAGCAAGTCGAACGTGACTCGCATACCCTGCGCCTTGCTATCGTACTGCATCGTGACGCGCATCGCCATGTCGTTGAACGACGCGACAGCGCTACGAGCACCGGTATCAGCCGGAACCAACGCCAGAGGACGAATGACCAGTGCAACCGCATTCCGATGGAACGCAAGGTTGACACCGCCAGCCGGACCCATGAATGCCAGATCGTTGTTCGCGATGGCGGCATCGAGCGGACGATCAAGAAGAACGTCAGCATCAGTACCATTATCGGTCACAGCGACGATGGTGTACACATGACGGCTAGCGCCAGTGTCAAACGCAACCCATTGACCCAACTGAGGCGGATTGGTATAACCATCCAGGTTGATCCGCTTCGACCAGCCAGCCGCGTAGCCAGCAAGCAAGTTCACGGCGTAGGCATTGTACTTGACGCACGCACTGGAGGCCGCAATCTCGTGCTGAGTTCCGCCGTAGATCGTGATGTCGGCATCGCCACCATCATCAGTCACAGTCAGAATCTCGTAGGCTTCGCCATCGCCGTCGAACACAACGTATTCACCGACCTGAGTCGTGGTCGTGGTGAGCGTGGTATCAATGGCAGTCGTGGTGCCAGCAGCGTAAACCGTGCTGTCCGTGACTCCAGCCTCATTGTCCGTGTCCGCGAGGGCCACGTACGAAACATTCTGATCCATGAAGGCATCCATACCATACACACGACCGAGAGACGCCTCTCGGAGAGCTGTGCCTTCGTCGCCGCGCTTCTCAGCACTTACGAACAAGTCGGCACCCAAACAAGCCTTTTGGGCTCGCGGGCCAAGGACCAAGTAACGGCCACTCTTCGGGACACGGTTGATGTCCAGTTGAGTGTTCGTGTCGAGCACGAAATCCGTCGCATTGGTCTTGTCCATTTCGTCAAGACGACCTTCCGTGTAATCGGTCAGACGCGCAGCCTGACCACACAGAATTCGGTCAATGCTTTCCGCCATTTCGCGGGCCGCAGGCTCCATGTAACGCTCGACCAAGTTCGGGAGAGCCTTCGACATCTCGCCGTCCTTGATGACAAACGTAACGTGAACATGCTGATCAAGAGGCACAGGGATGTTGGGAGACTCAGCATCTTGCTCAGTCACATCATCTGTGTCCGTCTTTCGTTCCGCCGTGAAATTAGCGGGGCGTGACGTGTTGACCACGTCACCAAAATTGGCCACCATGGACGAGAAATCTCGGTTCACAAGGGAGCCCATGACCATGTTGGACATGAGAACTGCCAGCGCTTCACGAGCCCAGACTTCTGGGATGAGCGCGTCGTTATCATTCGCCCAACACGTCACTTCTGGCTTGCTGAGCAAGTAGAAAATGTCGTTCATTGGTGTTTCCTTTTGTAGAAAACTGAATGTGGATACCAAAACCAACCCGGTATAACCGGTAAGAGACCCTGCTAAGTCGCAGGTGGGACATTGGACCTCTTCTACCAAGGTATGTGGCACGACATTTCTTGATTTCCGAGTAATCTTATCGTGGTCAATCACGGCAGCCCCGCAGTGGGAAGTTTACCTGCTATTTTGGCGTGATTGTTAGCGGATAATACCCGCTTGACGACGGAACCCTTCTGGATCTTTCTTTCGAGCCGTGAAGTATTCCTCATCCGTCATGCGTTTGTGGTCAATCTTGCCGACCATTGCTGACTGAGTGCCGGGAGCCGTCCCGCCACCAACGCCTGTTGCGATGTTGGGCTTGAACATGTTGCCGTACTTGTCCGTATCAGCCTTCATCTTCTCAACTGCCTCATCAGGCGACAAAAGTACCTGTTCCACAGTTCCATCCTCTTGATTGACTTTCCACTCAATCCGAGGGACCAGTTGTCCAGTTTTCTGTCCTTGATTGTCGACTTCCTCAACAATCTTGGCCCTTGGACCAAGTAGTGCGATGAATTGATCAGAATCATATCCTTCATGCTTCTGTTGAGCATCGGCAATCGCACGATTGATCGTGCTGTTCTGGAACAACCGCTGGAAGTAATCCCTTTCTTCCTGCACCTTATGCAATTGGGCTTCATACTCCTGCTGAGCCTTTTTCTTCTCAGCCTTGAGTTTCTCTTCCTTGGTCATCATTTGAGCACGAACATCGTCGAGATCCTTCTCCAACTGCGACCGCATTTCGGCTGTCATGTTCTGTTCATCAAGCAGCTTCTGGTAATTTCGCTCCATCTGTTCCAGTTGTGCTTTGACTTTCTTGTTACGCTTGATGATCGCGGCTTCCAGTTCCTTTTGGGTGAAGGTCCGTTCTTTCCCCTGTTGGCCATCTTCGCCACTGTTGCCAGAGACATTGATGCCGTCGTCGCCCTCTCCGGTGCTTCCATCACCATCACCGTCGCCATCACCATCACCGTCGCCATCATTGTCGAAAGCAATCAATTCAGGGACAGCAAACAGCAGTTCAAACAAATCCTTAGTCATTTCATCACCTCAATCTGAGTGAGTATCCCAGGCGTAAATGGCCCGCCCGGTAAAGCCTTGTTACATCTTCTTGATGAAGAAACGGTTTCGTTCTCGTAAGAACGGTTTCAAAAGATTCCAGGCTTGAGGGCTTGGAATCAGATGTGTTTGGTGTTCCAGTGTGTTGCCGCCACGATCATACCCTGCCCTTGCATCAGCAAAGCCCATAGATTTCATAGGCAGTGCTTCAAGGTCTTGTTCAGGATCTCGCCCATCGAGCAATTTCAATGCAATGAGATATGTTGCATGCTCGATATCAGTTGGAATCGTAGTATCTGTGCCACGAGGGAATTGATGAACCTGTGATGCCTCTGCTGCTTGGATCTCATCAGCAGTTGCATCATCGTCGAGAATGGCCACAGCATACTTATCGTCCAAATAGTCGAATTGATCAACCAATTCAGTTGCTTGATTCAACGATTTGACACGATCATCACCTGAAGCATTGTCCCACGCGAATGAATGCAATCTGTTTGCAAAGAACGCGGCGGCCTCTGCCAATGTGCCGTAATGATCAGAAGTTGCCATGGTTATTTCTTCTTTTTCTTAGCGCGTTTGGGAAGTTTCTTACCTTTGGGCGTGTGCGCGGCAAACTTCTTTGCCACCTTGGGATTGGTCGCCCAAAGATACCGACGCTGCGCCTCACTTTTGAAAGGCATCAGTCTTCCTCTTCTTCAGTTTCGAGTTCTTTCTCCTCTGCCGCCCGCTCTTTTCCTGCTGCCTGTTCCTCAGATGCCGTTTGTTTACCAGTATCGAGTTCAGGTACGCCGCGCGAGGCTGGATTCTGAATCCCGCCAGGTTCGCCAGGAGTGGTCTGGGCTGCCAAAATGGCAGTCGCACGGGTGACTCTGTCCTTGCGTGCTTGCTCGACTTCTCCCTTACCGTACCCAAGAGCCTCGCTGGCTGTCTCATCGCTGACGAGAGCCGCTTTGTGGGCTTGTAGTACGGATTGCACGTCGCTAGTGGTGTAGCCAGCGGTGTCAATTTCGCGCAGGATCTGGTCGATTGTATCTACGCTCTCCCGCCCGCCAAAGAGAATCATGACGATTTCTTTTGCGGCTACCTTTTTGGCCTCGATGCTAGGCATTCGATCCATCAACTTGACAAGATTGCTGGCATCCTCAATACGCTGCTTGTCTTCTTTGAGAATGTAGCGCGTGGGATACCCAACCTTGGCAATCTTAGGCTTATCGCGAGACTCATACAAAGCCCACATATGGGCAACGCGCTGTTCGGCATCGTTGAGCACTTCGCCAATGAATGACAAGCCAGCTTCTAGTCCCTGACTACTGAGTTTCTTGGCCTCAGCAGATTCAGTTCGCGAGCCAACTTTGTTGACCACTGCGAGATTGATGAGCCTCCGAATATCATCTTCCAACTTCTCCTGAAGTTTCATTGAGGTTTCAAGAGGATCAGTTGGAGGCGCGATATAGCCAGGACGATCAAGATCGCGGTCATAGTAACGGCCGACACCTGAGCCAATGTACTCAGTTTGATCCTGTCCAGGCTGCTGTCCAGGTTCCGCACCTGCGCCTGTCTTTTTCAAGTGCGATCCAGCAGTTCTGAGTTCCTGTTGGATTGTAAGGAACGGACGATTGGATCGCAATGCGTAGTCAACATCACTTGATACCAAATTCAGCAAGGCTTTTTGATACCAAGCCGCATCCTTGAGCAAGGAGTCACCGATTGTCGGAAGTATGAATGGTACAAACGGCACGCCAAGGATAATGGTACCATCAGGCGATGATGTCTCTGTGACAATTGCCTCGCCGGTATCTTCGTTCCACATCTTGCACTTGACAAGGCCATCTTCGTCATCCTTCCATACAAGACGGCGTCGTCGAATACGTCCTTGTGGTAGTTCCACGCCTGGATTCAGGCGTTTCATATCGATCACTTGGTCACGAAGTAGTACCGCTTTGAATTGTCCCGGCTCCTCTTGTGCTTCCTCCGTGTACGATAGGACATCCTCAATTCGATAGCAGTACAAGTACGGCGTTGCTTCACCTTCTGCCAACGTTGTCGGCAATTTGTCGGGCGCATCCACATAGATGCCAACTTGCCCCATGACCAAAAGTTCCGTGAGTACATTGATGCCGATGAATGAATCCATCGACGTTCCTTTTCTATCGACTCCAAATTTCTCACCATTCGCGGCTCGTTGAAATTCATTCGAGCCACCAACGCGAGACACATCTTGAAGCCGCTGGAAAATGCTGTTTCTGACATCTAAGATGGCTGATTTCGCGAACGATGGAATCGGGGTCAGACGCTTACGAGCAGCAAAATCCTCTTCAGTTTCGCGGTCAGAAAAATACTCAAGGTACCGGTCCAAATACAAATCGCCACCCTCAAATGTGTCACGCCACAACGTCCACTGCTGACTGTCATATAACAAGTCAGGGTGACGTATGTCGGAGAGTGTGTAACTTGATTGTGCCACGGCTAACCTCTACATTTGTCGCAAATTTCGCCTTTGCCATCTTGGATTTGAACCAAAGGTACCCGACGCCCACATTGGGCACACGTTTTGTTGAAGTACCTATCCCTCAACCGGAGACGTTGAACTAACGCTTTCGGGAGCGGGGGCTTCTCTTTACTTTTTGGTTCATCTTTTGCTTCCTTGACTGCTTCGAGCACTTCTTCTTCGAGGGCATCTTTCGTTACCTCGCTTTCTGCAACGGGTTCAAGATTCTCATCCTGTTTCAAGTGGAATGTCACTTCCATGGGTTCTGGTACACGAAACAAAGGTTCATTCTCGCTCATGTCTTCTCCTAGAAGTTATAGTAAGACTCACCTGCTTTGATGGCACGGCCGGTGCTGTAACTGTAGGCTCTGAAATGTGCAACTTCACAGAGAAGTAAGGCATGTGCCAAGTGGTCCGCTTTGTTGTGCCCGGTAACGTACATCGCTCTTGGGCGACCTAACTCATCGAGTTCATACGTCCGTGTTGGTGTCTGAACATGCTCACGAAAAACACCCGAAATGTCTTGCGGAAGCCATATTTTTCCTTTGTGAAATCGTCCTAGAGCCATGTCGAAAAACGACGTGCGATGAACTGTGAGAATCGGCACTCTGTCATCGTCATAGGCGATTTTGATTTCACATCCTGTGGTTCCTTTTCGATATTGGACAAGGCTAACGAATTTGTGGAAGGCTCTGGCGAAGGCTTTGGCGTTGACTGTTTCTGGCTGGAAGTCGATTGCACAGTGTTGCACCTGCCATTCACTCATCATGTTGCCAAGTTGATCGAAGTCACTACCAGGAATCCTCGCTTCAAAAAGCACTTTTGCAATACTGTGTAGATGAGGCTCATTCTTAGGGTCATCTGTGTAGATGTACTCAGTTACAACAACATCAAGGAATGTGCCCACATCGACGCCCATGACAATCATTCGTGATGAATCGCGAGGGCGTGCTTCTCCTTTTGTGTGTGATCTCAGTGCTTGTTTGATCAGTTCTTCGGTGACTCTACCGCCTTCCATCAGGTACGGTACGCCTAGCACCTGATTATGGAATTCGATGTTCTCGATTTCACTCGATTCTGCTTTGAAGTGCTGGATGACGATTTCGCCCGGTGTGATTTCCGGGCCATACATCTGTGGAATCCAGAAACTTCTGTGTCCGTGTGCTTTGCGTGTCGGCTCCCAATAACCGGTTATGAGCCATTCCTCCTTTGTCTCATGTGGCAGTTTGGCGCTACATTCTGGGCATTTCAGGAAACTCTCGTCGCATCGTGGGTCCGTCGAATACTCTCCGCAAATTTCCACGCAGTCCGGCCAGAGTAGTTCGACCATTCGTGAACACGATGGGCACTTGAACATGAAGTGCTCTTGCGTTCCCAGCTTGTATTCTTCATCGACGCCGTGCTCTGGAAGCGTGGGCGTGCTGAGGATGAACAGATGCTTATCGGCATGAGCCGCGAGCCTCTGCTTGACCATAGCCATACTACGTTCAGCACATCTATCAAATTCATCAATGATCGCCGTACCAATCGGCATTGATACAAGATTGCGTTCACTGACAGAGCCTCGAATGTAAATGTGTGCGTGATGATGGGAGGTTTTCAATCCGACGTTTGACTCAGCCCACATGTCCTGAAGTTCAGGACTCAACTCAACAATTGTATCAAGTCGTGCCTTGGCAAAGTCGCTCGCAATGTTCGCGGTTGGCAGTACGTACAGAACATCTGCACGAAGTTGATCCACAGTATACAATGCCTTGATCATTCCCACGACACTGAAGCCCATTTGCGCGGCCTTCATTATCGTGACCTGTGGCTCCTGACAATTCAGTATTTCGCGTTGCCATGGGAACCTATTGAACCTCAGTGGTCCATCCATGGGCTTTGGCATGTGGATGCGATTCTCAGCCCATCGAGCACAGGTGTCAAGTGTATTGTCAATCAACCCTCTCGCAATACTGTCTGCGAACTCTTGCAGCAGGTCGCTCATTCAGTTCATCTTACGGAGCGTTTTTGCCAAGGCACATTGCCTTTTGGTCCGCGTTGACGCTCGCGGCCCAAGTTGAGCACAAAACTGAGATACAGTCATACCTTCAGCTTTTGCTTTCTTTGTCAAAGCACCCGGACGTTTGATTGCCTTGTCGATGAATTTCTTCGGTTTCTTCTTAGCCATGATCAATCCTTGAGGTCAGGTGCGGACCATTCAAAGTACCGTAAAGTACGTTTTTGACCATCTGGCTTGGCATAATTCCAGTTTCGTGGCTTCTCAACGTGGTCGTAATTAGGTACCCAGGTACGTGAATCGCCATAATGTTTCAACGCAACGATGAATGAAGTAGCGGAAACCAAAACTCCATGCTTCTCATCGTGACCTTTGACGATACCTACCAACTGACCATCGAGATCGAATGCCGCTCCTCCACTCATGCCAGGAACTGGACGATTGGTGTACAAGACCTCATATTTGGTTTTGGAAGTGATGTTGCCGATTTGCCAATGCAGATGAGTCCGTTCATAGTACGGGAACCCGGCAACGATGACGCTGTTGCGCGTTGGAGCATTACATTTCACAGCTTCCACTGGAGGATTCTCACACACCATCAACGCATAATCAGTGTCCTTGTCCACAAACACAGGTTTGCAGACTCGTGTGGCATTTGCAGCGGGCCAAAACACCTTCATCTCGCGCTGCGTTGTTAGCACATGAGCATTGGTCACGATGAGCCCTTTGTCACCTTTGACCTCAACCAAAACAGCCGAGCCGCCAGCATCCGTACGGCCCACTGAGTCGTACGGATACTTGGCGAAAGCAGGGCTTGCTAACAGGAGCAGTATGAAGAGTGCACGTTTGAACATTACCAGACCTTGTACACGTCGGTAGATTCTGGCTCTGATTCAGGTGCCGGAGCATCATCACCAGTGTCCAAGAACATGATGACGAGCGGAATCAGCATCTGGAGTAGCGGAATCAGATTCTCCTGAATCCACTCCCAGAGTTTCTCCCAATCAAATTCGCCAAGCAGACCGTCGCCGCGAATCGAATTGCGAATCATCTGGTCCATGATGTCCACATCATACGTACCACGTACGACACGGTCATAGTCGACTTCCGACAAATCGCCTGTTTCATACAGGTCTTTCGCGCCCTTGCGGACATAACGAGCATACTTAGCCCGTTTTCGCATTCTTCCCCATCGACTGAACATTTGGTGTCCTCTGGGTTGTTACCGGTGCCTGTAATAAGGTCGGTAGTGGTAGTGATAGTACGGATGCCACACGCGAATGTCGACGTGTGGCTTTGGATGTGGTTTGGGCTTTGGGCGCCTGTCGGGCACAACAACAATCACATGCCCATTAGGCCAGTGAATGATGTATTGGGCTGCCGCCGCTGGCGTCCCAAGACCAAATGTCACAGCGATCAGAAGAAACAATTTCTTGATCACTCTTCTTCTCCAACAGTTGCCATCGACAGATGGATCAAAAGGATACCGATGTTTGCAAGGCATACGACCGCGCACCATCGAATTGGCGTGTAAAACCAGTAGGTCAAGCACTCGCCACCGCTCTCATAAATCAATGCAAGTGCTGCTACCCACCACGAAAAGCAAAACGGACACTCAAGCACACGTAGCGGCTTTGCCCATTGCCGCACTGGAGCCATGATCGATCCTGTACAGAACAGCACACAAACTGCGGCTGTTGCCAAGGCTAAATACACATCGGTCATGTGATCTCGTACGCCGGAATGAGTTTGCTTTTGATGTGTTCGTACGTCCTGTACCCAACTTCCTTGAAAAGTAGGTTACCATCCTTGTCGAAATACAACAAAGTAGGCACACTCGTGATCTTTTCAGGGCCTGTATAGTCCTTGAAATTGATAATCACGCACATGTAGCCTTCGCGTTTCAGTTGTCTGATGTGTTTCTTGACTTCCTTACAAGGTGGACACGTCGGCGACGTAACCGCCGTGAGCGAGGCGGCTCGTTGTACTGGTCGTCCATCCACGGTACCAGAATACGTGCCGTACGAACAATTTTGGTGGAAAACGGTACCGGTGAAAGCCACAAGCGCCGCAAACGCAAGTACAATCGCAACATTTTTCATCACCACAGCCTGTAATTAGGCCATCCTTTGAATCTTCGGATGGCAAAACTGTCACCTTGCGACACCATTCGTTCGATGATCTTAGCGTCGGCCCAAAATGAGCCCTCCGGCTCCGTTCCAAAGCGTTTTGGCCCCGAAATCCAGTGGGCGCCCCATGAATTGAGTATCAGTGCCCCTTTTCGATCTTTGTCACACACTCCCACCACGACCATGGCGTGCGCCCAGACACTTGGGTGCCATCTTCGGCGCGGCGGATTCAAAAATCCTTCATTATCGCGTTTTCGGCCAGTTTTGTTGCCAAATCCGACATTGCTGCCGATAATCACTGGTGAACCGGCGTAAACTGCGTCCCTCAGTTCCTCATAGCTTGCGATCTTGATGTACTCGTACACAGGATGCAGCTTGGCAATGTCTTCCAAGGATGATGGAACACCTTTGGCGCCAAACCGTATGCACTGTGATGGGCTTGGTTGGCTAAGATTGTAGCCAATGAGCCCATAGTTCCTGTGTATGACTGCCCCGTACTGTTGCAGAGCCTGACAGGCCCATAAACAGTGTGAACCCCCGCCAGCCATCGGGCCGAGTCCACCGATTTCTTGTCGCGATAGGCCATAAATTATGCTGGCGGCTACGCGACCAGGGGGAGCACGTTCTCTATGGCCGAGAAGATTGATCTCAGTCGCCGCAAGGATGTCGACTGCTGCTGCGGCGGCCTGTCCAACACATGAGGGCGCGTTTTGTTGGTCCCTCGGCTCATATGCGTGCCCATGCACTGCTGTGTAATCGAGGTAGAGCAAGCGTGTCTTGCCCTCCCCCTTCCCTCGCCAACCTGCGGGGATCTCATGCAACAACTCGTCGTCTTGCGAAACGGTAATCTTCCCCATCCAACCACCAAAGTAGTCGATTGAACGGGGTTTTTGAGCAGAACGCGGCTGATTTTCGCCAAAAAATGTACCCAAACTGACCATGCACATGGCCATCAGGGTGAAAATTGACGTTCCTGCGATTGCTCGACTAACGTTTCGCATACGCCTTGAATCCTTCTGAGATCGCCGCCCAGACAAGGGCGTGGCTGTTCATCGACTCCAGCGTTCCAGTATCGGCCGCATTGATCAGGTATGCCTGAACTTTCGCCAAAACTGCCTCTACGGACGCCAAATCGAGCGAACTATTCAATTCTGCCGTCCTTGAAATGACTTCATCGGGCGTTGTAAGCTGTCCATTCTTGATTTCTTGAGCCACGATGGAGAAATTCTTGCTAAGCGCCAGACAAATGTCTTTCTTGGCGCCAGCATCTCCACACGGTTTGGGGAAGCTGTCGGCTGCGTCAGTCTGGATATTACCGACGCCGGCAAGCAAGACCCTTTGCTCGCAGGCTTCCCGGCGCAGATCGATGTCCTTCTCGGTCACAAAGAGGCCGTCGATAGCACACCCGATGGTGCGACCTTGCTCATGACCGGTACAGATTGTCCGGTCCAAATGTTTCGCGTTGGCCAGAATGTCTA